CTGCAAAACGCACACAGTGCGACCCCTGGGAAACCAGTGGGACAGCCAATAAATAGATGTAACAAATCAAGAAGGTACGACTTTGGAAAAGACCTCGTACGAGTCCGCAACGGTTAACACAGCGTCCACCGCCAACACTATGTCAACCTCGGGGCGCTGTAACCTATGCCTAACGGCAGCCTGCAAAGCGGGAGGCACAGAGTAGTCAACAGCGTACGCCGACACTCTGTCTCTGAATGAAATATACCTCTCGCGCCTGGTGCGTGGGTCTAGGCCCTGCTCACCCAACAACTCTATTACCTTAGCAATATCAGGGACAAACACACCGAACTCATCAAACAACAGCATATAACCTGAACTGAAGTATATAACCGCATCCAATATCATCTTGCATTCCAAATTGAACAAATTTGACATCTTCATAACTATTAGCACAAAGTCCACGTCATTCTTCAACCAAACCACATTGTCATCACCTTTGCCCGCCATAAACACAATATTCTCCTGCCCAACACACGTAGACGTAGACGTGAAGTTATACACCAAATTACCTAACATAGTGTTGGGCCAACCTGACTTCATCTGATAAGCTGACACAAACATCAAGCCTAAAACCTTGCTAGACACTCGACCCACGTACGAATCCTCGAATATGTCCATGACCCCAGGGTCCAGTCCGAGTATTACAAACAATCGTGCCTCAATCATACGTGCTAGTAAATTTTGCGCCTTGTCGTACTTGCTGGAATCAATCTCAATAGCTCGCAGACCCTTCAGACTGTGCAAATGCTCAGTAATCCAGTCCGAAATAGCGGCATCAGACAAACGACCTGCGCTGCATATTTCAGGGCGCAAAGCGCCATCAAATCTCTCGAACACCACCCGAAACAAGCTCGTAAACAACGCAGTGTCCTTCTTTGACAAACTGACAATAACCTGGCCTTGGCCAATCTCTTGTTGCGCTGCAGTACTAAGCTTTGGTTTGACACGCTTCTTAATAATTGTATCAAACCGCTCAAGCTCCAACTCCACTAAATCTGCCTCACACTCACCGTCGAGCATCTTACGATAGTTCTGGTCCTTACCTGCACGCCACGCTATATAGTCCGTCACATTGAACGAAATAGGATTATCCTTGTACGTTCTACCAATAGTTGTCCTAAAGTCTTTGACGAAAGCCCAGTCAACGAAATCGTTGACTAGCTTGTCGGAGTACTCCCACACGTTGTTCTGCATTTGCATGTCAGGGGGATTCCAGTTCCTCTTTGCCGATGCCAGAATGGCATCCACCAACGGAGTGCGTGACAAGGGCAACGCCGAAGTCCGCAAGGGAGCATCATGATGTAGCAACTCCGGAGCTGCGATATCCTTGTTTATTTCGATCCTCCCATGAAACTCAGTGTTCACGTTGATGTCATTGACCCTGCGCCGCTCAGCCACATTCTGGATTTGTGCCGTAGAGTTCCCAGGAAACAACTCGTCGTACACTTCTTGCAAAGCATAGGCGGGATCAAGCACCACGTTATGTGCATACTTGGATTTCTTCTGCGCCAACTTAGAAGGAAACGAACTTTTCCTCTTGACCACATTAGGTGCGTACGCTCTCTCGGCATCACCCATGAAACTCACATAAGGATCCACCCCCGTGTCCATAACGGGCACCTCGGGCACTTCTACTTCCATGTTCCAGGCTTCAAACCACTGGGCATGTGGTCTGTAATGTCTATCCATGTAGACATCGTAACACACCCCAGGTATGAAATCACTAGTATACAACGCATTGATAGCCGCTGCTCCCGCACGTTTGAACACATTATTAACCGCATCGGAAACATACGTACCCACAACCCAAACCAACCTACCCAAAGCACCAAGAGGCGCATGATCGCGCGCCTTAGCTGCCGACACATTGCGTTGAACTACTGGGATCATATCATTGGTGAGTCTGTACCTCAACTCATACGCCACCAAAGAGCACACCATGGCGACGCACAACGCATCAGCGTATGACAACGAAGGCTTACGAACTATGCGTATGCCATCCACCAAATCAACGTAATTATGCTGATTTATATACCTGATACTCTCGCCCGTGATGTCAACACCACGCTCCCTACCAATGAGGTACACCACGGCAGACGTGAACAAGTCCCTCCTAACCTCTATGGCGTAATCTTTGTCCAAAGCAGACAATTCCAGTGCGTTGTTAGACTCGGAAACAAACACACCCGCGGCAAGTTGCCTATTAATAGTGACAAGTACCATGTCATCGGA